GGGAAAGATATGAAGCGAGTTGCGTCATGGATACAATATGCTTGTATGCAAGATGAGGGTAACCCTCAACCGGACGGCTTATGCCGTCTACCCGGGCACTTAGCCGGAAAACCACCCAAATTAAGTTGGTTTGGTGGGCACTTGGCCCACCTTATTTCCCTCGAGGGGAATAAAACAGCAAAAGAAATTGCTGTTTTATGTCAACTTAGGACATTTGGCAGGGCTTTGCCCTGTCCTACAAGACAAGATGTCTTGTTAGGTTTACAAGAAACCTTAGATGTTATTACGACATCTAGGAAGACAAACGAGTTTGTCTTACGGGACATTCCCGTTGCGATGGGTTATTTAAACCATAGACTCAAATTTAATGAGTTGACGAGCGAATCGCACGTATCCGTTAGTACTAGCGGAAGCTTTGAGAATTCTCAAGAGACCGGCGGAATGGCCGCCGATGCTAGGAAACTCCTAGCAACATTCCTAGTGGATGTACAAACGTTCTGCATTGAAGGAACGTCACCATTCCGTAAGGATCGGTTCTTTCCCTTATGGGATAGTAGGACAGGCCGGACCTGTCATCATGGAGAAACCATGTACGACTGCTATGGCAGTATAATTCTGTCAAGTCAGAAATACAGCGACCAATCTGGTCGCTTGGTCACAAATGCTTGCGACTATTTCTATGGTAAGCCCGTAGATACCGTTGGTTTACGACGGTTAAGACGGGAAAATCCCGACTTGTCGAACTATTACGGTTCGAATATTGGTCAACTTCTTTTGTTGGCCTCTTCTGGCGAAATGCTAGAATTTGGGCATTATTTTCCCAAACCAGATAATCATCTGATATCGCCAGATGGGCGACGCTTCCCCATTTGGTGGAAGAAACAACCGATAACGTTTGTACCGACAGTTAGTCTGCCGTGTCGAGTGCTTTCACTCGGTGAACCTGGATTTAAGGTTCGCCCGCTCACTGCGGGCCATACTGGAATGATTATTCTCCAGAAAACCATGAGACAGATGGTTCAGACCCTCTTAGAGAGGGACGGTAGATGCCGAATTGGTATCTCTACCACAAATAAATTGTGGGCTTTCCTCAAATTTTGGGGAAAGAGACACATCGGAAGTGATGTGTTTAGCCAGAATTCTGACTATAAATCCGCAACGGATTATATCCCTTTGGATATGATAGAAGCCATATGGTCTTCTTTTGCTAGTTTTCTACCAGCTGATCACCCTTTCCGGGTGTTTTTGCCGCTATTGTGGCAACCACGGAAGTTAGTGGTAAATCGGGACGAATTTCCCGAACTCGGTGAATCCGAGTACTTCCATCGTTGCGGAAGTTTCATGGGAGAACCCATGTCATACATGACACTTACGG